TGCGACTCTCTCGTTATACATATTTTTTTTTAATTTCATATCTTTAATTGATTCGTTTTTTATAACTGATTTGGAAATAAAACAAGAAATAAAACTTAAATGCGAAAAAAAACCTTAAATAAGTCAAAAAAGCTATATTTTATGCGATAAATTAACTATTTACAATACAACTCAAATTTTATACATTTATCGTATGTTAAATAAAACTAACACTAACAAAGGAGAGAGCATAATGAATAAAGAAATAGAAAATGGTTTTATGTTAATTGCATTAAAGCCATTTAACGCAAGAGGTTTGAGTTATAAAGTTGGAGATAGAGTTAGTGCAAGAATGACATTTACTCAAGCTATCAAAAAATCTAAACAATATAATATAGGTCATACTGTTGGTTGTGATAAAACAGTTGAAGTTAAACCTTATATTAATTTTAAATCAAGTTGGCAGAAACAGGAGAGAGTATAATGAGTAAAATAATAAAAGGTAAAGTTCATATACATTTAGGTGTTTCAAATTATAAAAATTTTAGACACGAATATGATGGTTTAGATTTTCTTTATAATGATGGTGGAAGAAAAAAAGATGGTTATAAAGGAGATACAGGAGATTGTGTAACTAGATCAATATGTATTGCATCAGGATTACCATATCAAAAAGTTTATGATGATCTTTATAAATTTTCAACAAATTGGAGATTAAATAGCAATAGCAGATACGCAAAAGTTGCTAAACCTCAAAACGATTCTCCAAGAACAGGAGTCTTAAAAGATGTTTATGACCCTTATATTAAATCACTTGGTTTTAAATGGATTCCTACAATGAAGATTGGCTCTGGTTGTAAAGTTCATTTAAGAAAAAATGAATTACCAAATGGAAGATTAATTGTAAGAGTTTCAAAACATATTACATCTGTTGTTGATAAAGTTATAAATGACACTTATGATTGTTCAAGAGGTGCAACCAGATGTGTTTATGGATATTATATAAAGGAGAAAGTAAATGCTTAACAAAATATCAGAGGTTGTATTATATATTTTATTCTTTATAATAATGACTACACCATTTTTTATAATACCAATTATGGAGTTTATTAAATGAGAATACCAAGCAACTCTACATTCACAAAAGAAATATCTAAACAATTTAAACAAATCTTTAATAAGGATATGCCCTTATGTGAATTACAAAATTTACAGGGAGAATCTATAATGGGTTCTCATGTAGATAGCTTTTTTAAAGAAGCTAAACAAAAGGAAAAAGACAATGGACAAAAAACTTCCAAAATTGCAGCAACAGTACGACAAGTTTATAACGAGAGAAAAGAACTTGTTGGAAAAACTGACAGCAATAAAGGAAAAAAAAAGGACTTTAGCATTTAAGTTACACCAAATAAAAGTGCATCAAGTCTTTATATAAAAAAAAAGGAATAGATATGAAAAAAATGATACTTACATTAGGGCTTCTTTGCACTTTATTATCTGCGTGTGCTTATAATCCTGTAATAGATACGGCTGGAAAGTCAGGAACTTTTAATTCAGATCAAGCTAAAGAAATTACAAATGATATGCAGCATTGTAAAACAATATCAAAAGACAATACTAATTTTGTTAGTAATATTGTTTATTGGACTTTGAGTCCTACAATGGACACTAAATATGAAGCATATTATAGAAAATGTTTAAACAACAGAGGACATTCAGTTCTCAACTAAAAAGGAAAATATGCGTAAATGGAAAAATACTACACCAGAAGAAATTAACATATCACAAGACAATCTAATTTCTGAATGGAATATGACAGACGAACATAATGAAAAAATCTTTACTAAAATAGTTGGATTGCAATTAAAGAAGATTAGATTAGCAAAAGGTTTAACACAAACAAAAGTAAGTAAGAAAATTAATGTAACATTCCAACAAGTCCAAAAATATGAAAGAGGACAGAATGAGATTAGATTAATTTATATTAAGAAACTAGCTGAAGTCTTTGATGTAGAGGAAAGCTATTTTTATAAACCAATAACAGATCGTAATTTACGATTTATAACTAAAAAGAGAGGAATAAATGTCTATCCATTTGAGTCAGAAAACTTGGCAAGATAAACGAATCTTTGCTATAAATAGGAAGATAAAAAGAAAAAGATTAAGCACTTTAAATTATTTAGATGAATATGAAAAAGTGATTAATTCAAAAGCTAAAAACAAACAACAATATAAAAAAAATAATAAGTATATTGCAAAAATATGAAAGGGAGAGAATAATGACAATAGTTAAAACTGAACATGGCCACACAATAAACTTTAATGAAGAAAAACATAAATATATAAAAGGTACTGAATATATCGTTGGCACAAGTACAATACTTGGTAAGTTAGCGAGTCCAATGTTAGAAAATTGGAAAATTAATAATCAAGTAAGTGCTATTAAAAATGAAATGGAGAAGCAAGGTATTCCATTAGATAAGATAGATACAATAGTTATTAATGCTAAAGCTAATGCCAGAAAGCAAGGAGATGGAATATTATCTATTGGCTCTATGGTACATAAATATTGTGAGTTATGGGTTAAAAATAAACCTTTTACAGAGCCTAGCGATCCTGTGGTTAAAGGTTGTTTTGATAAGTTTAAAAGATTCTGGACTAAACATAAATTGAAACTTATAGAGTCTGAAAAAATTTTATATTCTGAACGAGGTTTTTGTGGAACTGTGGATATTATTGCCAAAGACTCCCAAAAGAACTTGTGGCTTATAGATATAAAAACTTCAAAAGGTATTTTTGTAAATATGATTCATCAACTTCATGCTTATAAACTTGCTTATGAAGAACAAACAAAAAAGAAAATACATAAAATGTATGTAGTTAGACTTCCAAAAGATGATGGAGAGTTTGAAGCTAGACATATTTTATATAAAAAAGAACACATTAAAGCATTTCTTGGATTATTAAGTTGTCATAAATCCGAGTTATTATTTAATGAATCTGTGCGTAAGTACAATCAACTAAAAAGAGGAAAGAAAAATGGAAACAAATAAATATGGTATGCCATTCTGTGGATTATCATTAAAGTTATATGCAACAGGAAAGAAAGCACCTAGTATGGAATATAGTGCTTCATCAACTAAATCTAAATTCATGTGTAGTTTAACAAAAAAACTATATGGATTAAGTCAAGTAATGGATTGGTATAATACACCTGAAGTTCAGGCTTATGCTAAAGCTGGTTATAGTCTTAAATGGGGAAGCAAAGTACAACAAGCTAAAGAAACTAAATATGGTGCAGATACAGAGCAAGTAGTAACTATGTTTATGGTTAAACCTTTTAATCCAAGTGCTAATGTAGATGGAATGAAACCAATAGGTCAAACTATGCCTACTTATAAAGAAGTTCCAATGACACAAGCAGCACCTTTTGCACCAGATCATGCAACTTCTGTTGACGAGTCTATAGATGATGAGATACCATTCTAAATATGCCTGATTTTGATAAAACTTTTGAAAATGAAGTGAGTTCTTTAAGAGATAAAGAAATATATCAATTAAAAAAAGACATGGCTATTAAAGTTGAAGAAATACAGGCTTTATATTTAGAAGTTAAATCAGTAAGAAAGTTAGAAGAAGATCATAAAAAGATAAATGGAAGATTAAGATTTGAAATAGAAGAATCTAAAAAACTTATGACGGATAATATGACTAAATATAAAAACGAAAATCATAGTCTTAAACAACAAATAAAACAGTTAGAAAAAGAACAAGAGGAGATGTTGTTATACCCATGATAATATTAGGTCGCCCAATACGACATGGATTCTTAAAGCTAATTGCTATAATATTTTTTATTGTTATAGCAGTTAGTCTAATGTCTTGTGATAAATTAGATTTTGATCCAACAACAAGTGCTTTAAAATATATAATAAAGGATAACAAATAATGTGATTGAATTATTATTATTACTTCCGATTGAAATTCAAGTTTTATTATTATTCGGAATAATAACAATTATGTTTCATATAATAAAGGAGAGTAAATAATGAGTATTGATCTTATAACTGATATTGAATTTAATGGAGAATTAACTATTAAATCAACAGACAGTAAAAATAAAACAATAGATATAAATTTTGAATTTGGAACTCAAAATATGAGTGGAGAAATTATATCTTTTTCAGGAACAAAAGGCTCAATATATATTGATGCAATATTAAAACAAATGTGTGAAGCTGGTTTAATAGTAATAAAGAGGCAATAAATGAACACATCATTATTAAAAATAAGTAATATGAAAAAATTTGTTAAATGGATGGAAGTAAGAAGTGTTCATATAGGGTTATGGGATATATATAATCCTTTAGGTAAAATATATAAAGGGTTAGAACACAGACAAAAAATAGCTGATGAAAGAGATTCTTTTATTAATAAAAAACGCAAAACCAGAAAGAGTTGGAGAATGGCTTTTACAAGATATGGAAGATTAGAAAGAACTCTTGATGTATATGGCTTTATAATTAGAAGATTAGGAAAAGGAAAATAAAAATGAGCAATTTATTAAGTAATAAGTCTTATGAAGAACTAGAAAAAGCATCTACTGAATGGAGTATAGCACATGGTAAAGTTATAATTTTAAATGAAGGATTAAAAGCTACTTTTAGTAAGCTATTTTTAAAGCATAAATTAGATTCTAAAACTAATCTTGAAGCTGAACATAAAGCTAGAACAGATGAAGATTATAAAAAAATTGTTGATGTTTATGCAGAAGCAGAAACTAATTTAGTAAAATGCCGTTATCATTATAATAATTTAGATAAGTATGTAAGTTTAAAACAATCAGAGTTAAAAAGAGATTTAGCTTTGAATAATAAAGTTTAATGAATTTCACTAGCGAAAATTGTGATTTAGTTCCCTTTGTTAATCAGCTAGTGAATAGAGTTGTTAGCGAGAGGTAACGACTTGGTAGGGTGGTTTGCTCTCTCTTGCCACCCTATTTTAATGTCTAGTTATTTCAAAATATTTTAGATTAGTTTTTTCTGTGATTGGAGTTTCTGTATAATTATAATCTATAAGATCAACTTCTGGATTCTTTCGTATATCATAAATCATTTTATTTAATTTATCTTTGTTAGGAACAACATCTATAAATCTAAAATTAACAAAATGTCCATAAGGGTGATGAGGTGTTTCTAGTTTAAATTCTACCTCTATAATTTTTGCGTCTATGTCCATTAGACATATTACTTCTTTTTGTTTCTATTTAAAACCTTATCTGTCATCTTTGTAGAGAATGTTGCAGTAAAGACTATAATTACAAGATACCATACACTATCTGGTAAATCATTTATGATAGAAACCCACTCCCTAAAATTATCTCTTGTACTTTCAAACCAACCAGTTGTTAACATTCCAATGAGCCATATTAATAAAATTTCATCTTTCCAGCTTTTGTCTTGTGATTTAATTCTAGCGACATCAACTTCTTTACAAGCTAAAATTTCAGCTTCACGAATAGTTTTAACTTTTTCAGCTTTATGTTTAAAATGTTCGGTGGCCTTGTTGAACACCATTTTTGTCAGAGGATTTTTTAATAAAGCTAACCACATATTATATACTTCCTGTTACGAATATTATTGTTGCCCAATATAGCACAAGAATTGAATATATTATATAAGTGAAGTTCATTCATGCTTAATATTCTTTATTTTTTATTTTGCAATAATTCTTTACCTAATTCAGCATAATGGATTATCTTATTGTATTTTTGATCTAAAGACTCTCCCTCTTTATCTCTTAAACAATACTTTAAAATATTAGCATCTATCCAATTTAGGTTATTTCCTAGAATTATCTCTATGGGTTGATATTTTAATCTTTTGTAATGTGTGCCACCAGATTGCTTATCAATCGCTTTCTGTGTGCTTATATGTTCGTTTAATGTATGCTTTTTGTTCTTCATACGATCTCTTTTGTCCAATTTCCTTTAGAATCTAAAACCATTGGATATAGCATGGGTTGGCCATTTATTATTGCTCCTGTGCCTATTACGAATCTTAATCTAAAATTTTTAGAATATTCAAAAGCTAAAGAGGCTTGTTTTGTTAAACAACCACATTGAAGCGACCATATTAAATTATCAGGATTGCTAAAATATTGAATATTAAACTTTGAATGAAAATGAAATTGACAAACATTCTTACCATATTGCATAGCTAATTTTAATCCATCTGCTGACATTCCATGAGTAAAATAACACTCTGAACCATTATTTAATTTTAAGTTTAAATCTTCTACCCATTCCCATTGTTTATCTACTTCTAAAAATTGATTATATGATTTTAAATAGGCTTTAGGCATACCATGTTTTAATGCTTTTCTATAAATTAAAGATGAATGATTTGAATGTAGTATTAACATTTTAGGAAATATCTTTTTAAGTTCCCATATATATTGTTTGCTAATTTTTAATTCATCTC